AAACTTTGATGGATTTAAAGTATGATTTTGTATGATTATCTTTTAGAGAATCGAAATTCAAATGGTGTTCCCATTTTGAATGAACAACAATGGACTCTTGTCAATGAGAAATTTGATAAAGAAACTATTGTTGCTGAATTGATTCGTCTAATTGAAACTACAAAACCACCATGCCCATTGCGTGATATTACCTATGAAGATATGCAAAGTGCCTTTTGGGCATTAACACTATCTGATTTAAAATCTACATTCCAAGAACACGATAAAGTAAAAGATATTGTGATTGAAAAGTTTGAAGATTATGGTAGAAAGTATTCTGAGCATGGTCTTGGTGTAATTCAAATGGGCTCACAATTCAATAATGTGAGTAACTATTTTCATCAAACATTAAGATATAAGTGTGATGCATGGGGATATAAATCTCCAATCTATCGTTGGGAAAACAATGACAATTTGCGTAGTGTATTTCTTGCACTATGGCGATTGGGTAACAAAGAACTATCAGTTAGTGCTTATATTTCATCGTTTAGATTGAGTGCCTATATTGCAACACAATTTAAACCACAAGTTGCAAAGTTACTCTATGAGATATCAAATGCAAAGACTGTGTTTGATTCATCTTGCGGTTGGGGTGATAGACTTGCTGGTTTCTATTGTTCAAGTGCAGAACAATATTATGGTACAGATCCAAATGACCAAACATATTTGAAATACTTTGAACAATGTATTGAGTATGAGAAGTTGTATGGTGAGAAACCGAAGACTACATTTACCAATGAATACTTTATTGTTGAAGGCAAGAAACGTGTAGAGATACATCGTAAACCAGCCGAAGACTTTGACTATTCTATTTTACCACCAATTGATTGTGCGTTTACATCACCACCATATTTTGCAACAGAGAAATATAATACAGATGGTAAACATTCAGATGAACAGTCATGGTCGAGATATCAAACGTATGAACAATGGCGAGATGGATTCTATTTGCCTGTCAATCGTAAAACATTTGCAAGTCTAAGTGACAATGGTTTTCAGTTTGTTAACATTATGGACCCAAAGATTAAAACTACAAGATACTATGCAAGTGATGATTTGATTGATGATATGATTAAGAATGGTGCAAACTTCTGTGGTCAATTGGGTATGCGTATTATGCAGAGGCCAAAGAACGTAGAGAATCTAGATGAGTTTATGAAGAAAGTTTACATAGAACCAGTCTGGACCTTCTCTAAAAAACAACAGAAATTTGATATCGTAGACAATTACATGAATAAGGGTTCTTTAGATGCATTCTTTACTTGACAGGATATGGTAATTGAGATAGGATAAATACTCCAAAATAATAGGAGTATTAAAATGGCACTAGATGCAGTTGAAACGAAAAAACAAGAAAATTGTTCTCGTTTATTTTTTGAAGCTTACATAGAAATGGGACGCAAATTGACTATGGAAGAATTGAAAAAAACTTATCCAGAAATAAATGCAAAATGGTATAATACATTTGATATGCAAGCTGTCGCAATGAAAAATTGGTTGCAAACTAAAAAACATAAAAAAGGTTTTAATTATTCCAGAGATGATGACATTATGCCTTTCCTTGTTAAGATTTCTTCTGAACATTGTGGTGTGAGAAACAAAGACAGTTGGAACACCATGGATATTGTTATGGTGAAAAAATCTGATGAAGCAAAAATACAAGAGGAAATAAATAAATTTTGTAAAACTGGTAATGCTGATAATAATTTACAAAATTTAAATGGACTAATGAGGAAGTTTTTTAGAAATGGGACACTATATGGAGTTTCATTGAAAGATGTTACTGGAAAAGAAGCAACTATTGAAGTTTCTAATTTAGAAGATCCAACTGAGATATCAGGATTTCAAGAAGTTGATCCAGAAAGATTTAAAATGGTAAAAGGTTCACTAAGATGCAATTTACAAATTACTGATAAAATTTTTGATACTGGTGAAGCTGCTGCAGGATTTATTATTGATGGTAAAGGCGTGAACGTACAACATAGAAATTTTAGATATAGTCAAAGTAGGGGAGTTGTGCAAACAGATTTGACGGGCAAAGGTGCAGCTGCTAAATTAGGAAAAGCATCAGCGGGTAGATTAACTGAATTCTTAGCAGACTTTGGAATAGAAAAACCAGAGAGTCCAGGAAAAGATCCAAACATTGATATGCCTGGTAAATGGACAGAAAAAAATATTCAATATTGGGTAAAATTTTATAATGATATAAAAGATACAACTGTTGCTGGATCAAAAGTTGATTTTGGTAATGTTCAATGTAAAGTGGGTAAAGAAATTCGTAAAGGATTTAAAGAAGTTTTAGAGTATGCGGTTTTACAAGAAAGTAAAAATGTTGCAAATGCAGCTGGAAGATTATCTTCAAAACTTGTTGGTTTAAGATGGATACAAGTATATCAATTAATGGATAAAATGGACATACTCGATAAATGGATATCTGTTTTATATTACTCAGCGAAAAAAGAAGGCAGTTCTAAAAATGGAGTCTTCATAAAGATAGCTTAAGATGAATTTCACACAATTTTTAACAGAATCAAAAAAAGAAGGTGCTAATCTGCACCTTGAACACATTGAAGATGAGATACTGAATCGTGGTGTCAATGGCGCCCGTGACACTATCAACTTCCTTCAATCGTTGCGAGATATGCTTGCAGGTCATTCCACGTCTAAAGTAAATCTTACTACGAAATGGGACGGTGCACCCGCTGTATTCTGCGGTATCAATCCAGACAATGGTAAATTCTTTGTTGGCACAAAAGGTGTATTCAATGCAAATCCTAAATTGAATTACACCGATGAAGATATTGACAACAATCATTCAAGTGAAGGTTTAAATTCTAAACTCAAAGTTGCATTGCGATATTTGCCTAAGTTAGGCATTAAAGGTGTTCTGCAAGGTGATATGATGTTTGCAAAAGGTGATATTGCAGAAAAGAATATTGATGGCCAAGAATACATTACGTTTCAACCAAATACAATTGTGTATGCTGTACCTTCAGATTCTAAACTTGCAAAGACAATGACAGCTGCACAAATGGGAATTGTGTTTCATACTTCATACACAGGTAAAACATTTTCTGATATGAAGGCATCATTCAACATAGATATTAAAAATCTAACAACAACTAAAGATGTTTGGTTCCGTGATGCATATTTTATTGATGCATCTGGTACTGCATCGTTTACAGAAGAAGAAACAAAACAAATTACTGGTATTCTATCCGTTGCTGGTAGAACATTACAATCTATTAATTCTTTGTCGCTAAATAGAATAGCTGCAAGTGATGTTATTCTAACTTATATCAAAACATTTAACAATACTAAAGTCCGAGAAGGCCTACATATTAAAGACACTCAAGGACATACAACAGAATTGATTCGTTGGGTTGAAGCAAAGCTAAATAAAGATATTGCTGATGCAAAGAAAGAAGATACTAAACATAAAAAGTCTTTACAGAAGACAGAGATTATGCGTTTCTTTCGCAATTCAAGAACTGATTTAGTTAGAATTTTTGATATGATGAATCTTGTTGTCGATGCAAAGAATATGATTGTTAAGAAGTTGCAACAACTAAAACAAGTTACGGGTACATTCCTTCGTACAGATGATGGTTATAGAATTACCAATCCAGAAGGTTTTGTTGCAGTAGATAAACTAAAAGGTAATGCAGTTAAGTTAATTGACAGATTAGAATTTGCTCATGCAAACTTTAACGCAGCTAAAAATTGGAGTAAGTAATGGCACCATATGAAGAAGGTTATAAATTATCTTTAGATAATAAAAAGTATAAGAATCCCTATTTAAATCAAAAAGATCAAGAAGCCGATGCAGAAGATTTTGCTCGGGGATACGAAAACGCAACGGAAGAAAAAAATGGCAGAAAAGAAGTATAATCTAACTGAAATTATGGCCGAATATGGTGATGATGATTTTGGATTCACGGCAACTGATGAAGAAGAATATAACTCGGTTATTGCCGAGAAAGAAGAAACAGTAGATGAGTACAAAGCTCGTTTACATGAAGTAGAAAAGATTATTCTTCCATTCTTAACTAAATTACTGAAGACGGCCGATCAACCAATTATTAAATGGCCAAATCGTAAACCAATTTTAGAAACACAAATACAAAAGATTTTAAATCTTACAAGAGACTGATATCAACTAAATAAATGACTGGAGTATATTATGAAAGATTTGATTATAGGCGCAAGTACCAACTACGATTGGGACAAACTAAAGTATTGGGTTAACTCAATCAACAAATCAGGCTTTGAGGGTGACAAAGTTCTGGTTCTTTTTAACTGTGACAAAAACACAGTTGCTAAAGTTGTTGCATCTGGATTTACAGTTGTGGCAGTTAATAAAGATGCTGACGGTAATTTGAAATATGAATCTCAATTACCAATTCACGTTGAGCGCTTTGCTCACATCTACAATCACCTACGCAATAACGAATATCGGTATGTAATTACAACCGATGTTAAAGACGTTATCTTTCAACAGAACCCAATTGACTGGTTAGAAGCTAATCTCATTTCTGAGAATCTTGTGTTCTCATCTGAAAGTATTTTATACAAAGATGAACCATGGGGTGATAATAATCTGTTAGAGACTTATGGTCCTTACTTGCACAGTCTATACAGAGACAATGAAATATATAATGTTGGTGTTCTTGCAGGCTCTGGTACTGCAATGAGAGATATTGCAATCAGTATCTTCTCTGCATGTTTGGGTAAACCAATCCCAATCTGTGACCAATCTACTTTCAACTTTATGATATCGATGCATCCATATATTGATACATGTAAGTATACTTGTTCAGAAGATGGTTGGGCATGTCAATTAGGAACTACGGCTGATCCATCTAAACTTAATGCATTCAAACCACATCTGTTAGAGAAAACACCCAAGTTAGTTAACGACATGGTGACAACATCAACTGGAAGACCATATCATATTGTTCATCAATACGATAGAGTTCCAGAATGGCGCAAAATTATTGAGGAGAAGTACGGTGACTAATGCATTAGTAATGGCTGGGCATATCAGAACATTTAAAGATATTGCCGATGAAGTTGTACATTTCAAAGAACAAAATGAATTAGATGTTTATCTGTTTATTTGGGATGAAGGCAATCAAGAAGAAATTGATTTCGTTATTAAAATGTTGAAACCAGTTAAATGGTTGATTGAAAAGAACGAAACATATGCACATGAATTCTTTGATGCAGAAGAAAGAATTGCAAAGAAGAATCCCAAAGACTTGATGGTCAATGATAGAAATCATGTTACACTATCGATGCACTTTGCCCGTAGAAAGGCATTTGAGTTGATTGAAAAAGAATATGATAACATTATATTCAGTAGATATGATACACATCTGTATCCATTTAAGTTACGCAATCTAGTAAAAGATTATTCTGATGTTGTGGTTACACCAACGAATGAACAATACGGAATGGTGTCTGATATCTTTGCGGTTGTGCCATGGAAATATGCTGACAAGTATTTCTTCTACCCAAGAGCTGAAGAAATCATGTCAAAAAGATTTAATAAGAAAACCAAAGAATGGTTGAGTATTAAATTCTTTTGGGAGAATGGACAGAGAGATATCATGTTACATGATGAAAAACGATACTGTCCGCATATGTTGTGTATGAGAAATTTCTTTGAGACTAACACACCATACATTGCAATTGATTTACCTGTTTATTTAAAGAGATGATATGAAAGTTGCATTATGCCTATCTGGTCAAGCAAGGTCTTTTGATAAAGCCTTTCCATTTGTGAAAAAGAATTTACTTGACAAACACGATGTTACAGTATTCTTTCACACATGGAATACTGTGGATGAAACTGAGATACTAAACTTATATACAAATAGTCAATTGTGGTTAACAGAACCACCACAAGAACCAGACTTGTCAAAGTATACAAGAGTGCCACCACCACAACCAAATTGGAAAGTAAAAGATCCTGCGTTGTCTACATGGGCTCAATTCTATTCATTGAATAAGGCTAACACATTAAAGATTAAATATGAAAGAGAATTTGGAATGAACTTTGATTGGGTCATTCGTTCTCGTTTTGATTTTGCATTGAATACTGAAATACCATTTGAAGAACTAGATAATTCTAAATTGTACATTCCAAACTGTAGAATGACACCAAATAGAGACTTCGGAAACGATCAGTTTGCTTTCTCATCATCACGCAACATGGATAAGTATTGTAATGTGTTTAATCGTATAGATGAATTCTATGATATTGGTGTTACAATGATTGGTGAAGATATGATGAGTATGAATTGGAGAGTATCTAGTTTAGTTGGTGAAAATCTAGTGTATTGTAATATGAATCACCCATTTGGTCCTGGCGCACATAATGGTACAAGACACTCATTAGTTAGAGATGATTTTGAAAAGTGGTAAAAACATTAAAAGAACTGAAAGGCCATTCTGCCAGTCATGTTTATTTAATGCAAGATGATGATAAAATCTTCGTAAGAAAAACTGGCGATATTGCCCGCAATTTGGAAAGATATGATGTTCTTTCCAATCATAATTTAAATTTACCTAAAATCTATGAGATTTATGGTGATTATTATGATATGGAATATATCTCTTGCCTAGAGATGAAGAAGTATTTGTCTTTAAATAAAGCCGATAAACTAGTTGACTTTATTATGGAAGTAGTGTATAATCTATCAAAGAATACATACGAAAAGGACTATACTGAAACATACCGAAACAAGTTATCAAAGTTTGATTTCACCAAGTTTGAGATGCCGTTTACGGCAGAAGAACTGATAGACAAGTTGCCTAAGATTCTACCTGCATCTGAGTATCATGGTGATTTCACACTAGAAAACATTTTGTATGACACAAAGAATGATAAGTTTGTATTGATTGATCCATTGACAACTGAGTTCGATTCGTTTGTATTTGATTTGGCTAAGTTGAGACAAGACCTTGTGTGTAAGTGGTTCATAAGAAATGATGATGTGTATCTTGACTCAAAAATGTATCTCATTATAGACAAAATACGTCAATTTGTACATATTGATATACACAATGACTACTTGTTGATTATGATGTTGATGAGAGTTTTGCCGTATACTACTAATGAAAAAGATAAAGAGTATTTAATGAAAGAAGTGAGAAGAATATGGAAATAATTATGCCATGTGCAGGTCTATCTACTAGGTTTCCTAACCTAAGACCAAAATATTTGTTGACTGATTATAGTGGCAGATTAATGATTGAGAGTGCGGCCAAACACTTTATTGGCAAACACAATATCACAATTGCTATTCTAAAACAACATAATGAAAAGTTTAATGCAGAAAACAAATTGCGTGATGCCTTCGGTGATACAGTTAATATCGTTGTACTAGATAAACCAACAAGTGGTCCTGCTGATACAGTCTATCAGACTATTATGAAGGCTGAGTATTTCTTTACATCAACTTCACCTTTGTTAATCAAAGATTGTGATGGATTCTATGATACAGATTTGATTGATGGTAATGCAATCTATGTTTCTAAGTTGTCAAAGAATCCTGATATTCGTAATGCGCCTGCAAAGAGTTACACAATCACCAATGAACAAGGCATCATTACATCTGTTGTTGAGAAACAAATTGTAAGTGATTCATTCTGCGTTGGTGGTTATCAGTTTGAAAGTATTGGTGAATTTATTGATACGTTTGAAAAACTGAAAAACAATGCCACTTCTGAAATCTTTGTGTCTAATATCATAGACTATATGATTTCAAACGGCCAAGTGTTTACAGAAAAAGATGTTGAGAACTTTGTTGATGTTGGTACTGCCGATGATTGGTTCAAGTACAATGACAAACCAACTTATTTCTGTGATATTGATGGCACACTAATTAAGACTAAAGATTTTCACGATGCGCCATATGAACCAATTGTAGGTAATGTAAATGCATTACTGAAAGAACAATCCCGTGGTTGTAAGATGGTGTTTGTGACTGCTCGTAAGAATAAGTATGAGAGTTATACACGAAAGCTTTTAGACGAATTAGGTTTTAAAGAGTACATTTTAATCATGGAAGCAAATCATTCTCGCAGAGTTGTGATTAATGATTATGCAAACTCTAATCCATACCCATCCGCAGTTGCAATTAACCTCAAAAGAGATACTGATTCTTTAGGAGAAATGATATGAAGATAGAAAGAATACAACAATACTTTAATCAGATGGAAATGTATAAGTTGAATAGAGAACATGATATACTAGTCATGGAGAAACGTGCAGTAGTTAATCGACTAGAAGATATAGAACAAACACGAATAAGAAGAAATCGTGAGATGAAACTTGACGGACAAAATGTGGACAAATTAGCATGAATATATTGATTACAGGTGGCGCAGGTGGGATAGGCTCTACACTTGCAATGTTATTGACACGCAACGGACATACTGTTGTTGCTGTTGATAATTTTAATAATGGTTACATGGAAAACATGTATGAAGATGGCAAACAAATCTGTGATATTGTTGCACTTGATATCCGTGAAACAAAGAAACTAACAGAACTATTAGAGTTTAACAAAACAGAGATTGTCATTCATTTGGCTGCGTTAACATCGTTGCCTATTTGTGAATCTGATCCAAAAGAATGTATTGATGTAAATGTTGCAGGTACAGCATCTGTGTTGACGGCTGCAAGATTATCTAATATTAAGAGAACTATTGTTGCATCTACATCGGCAATTTATGAGAACACTCCGGTAAAGTATGCACCCTTCAAAGAAAAAGATCCAGTCGCACCACGATTGTTTTATCCATTATCTAAGAAGTTAATGGAAGATGTAGTACAATCATACATCACTAACTATGATATGGACATTGTGACTCTGAGATTCTTTAATGTATTTGGTCCACGACAAGATATTCATCGTAAATCACCACCACTCATTAACTATATCGTGCGTGAGGTTGCAAACAATAGGCCATTGAAGTTATTTTCTGATGGTACACAAGTAAGAGATTATGTGCATGTTGATGATGTTGTATCGATGATTGAAAGATGTATTCAGGTTGAAGACATTTCAGGTAAAATATTTAATGTGTCTACTGCAACTCTCACCTCTGTTAAAAATATTATAAATTTTGCAGAGAAAGCCTTCAATAAAAAATTAGATTATACATTCAATCCACCAGACAAGTTTTGGGCAGACTATGATGTAATCTATCAAGGCAAACCATTGTTGAATCAAGTACTTGAAAGAGAAGTAACTAAGTTCTCTCTTGGTTCTGTTTCGAAAAGTGCTAAACTTTTAGACTGGCATCCAAACACTAAGATTAAAGAATTGATGATTGATACTATGAGAAAAAACTATGAGCTTATTACCAGATAAAAATTTAATTATTGTTACATCTGCATTGAATCCTGTTATTGGTGTTGTACAACCAGAAGATAGATTTAAACAAACAATAGATTCTTTACATTCTTTGCGTAAACATTTCCCAAATGATATCATTGTCTTTACTGATGGTTCACCGAATGAAGTAGAAGAATATAAACTGAAAGAGATTGTACCATTTGTAAATGTTCTTGTATGTTGGAACACCGATCCTGATATTAAATTGTTAGCATCTAATGGCCGCAAGAGTGAATCAGAAATTGTATTGTTGTTTAAGACTCTTAGACTATTGATGGATAAAAATGACGATAACATGATGGCATCTGTTAAGAGAATCTTTAAATTTTCTGCAAGAAGTACATTACACGATTCATTTGATATCAAAGAATATGATAATCTATTTGGTAAGTATGTGTTTAAGAAAAAGATACCATCATGGAAGAATGAGAATGATTACTTGTTCATTACAAGAATGTATTCATTCTGCATATCATTGTTGAATGATTATCTTGGTGTGTTGATGGGTTGTTTTAAGACTGTACAAGAGTTGGGTCTTGATACTGAACATGCACACTACAGATATATAAAAGAAAATCGTTTGATTGAATTTGATAAATTACATTGTGACGGCATCGTAGCTGGAACAGGTGCAACAGAAACTTACTGAGGATATTATGGACTTAAAAGAATATTGGTTAAACAACACCGGCAAAAAGATTACAAAATGGACTCATTACTTTTGGGTGTATGAGAAACATTTTAAACCATTGACGGAGAAACCAATTAAGATGCTTGAGATTGGCATTCTTAATGGTGGTTCATTGCAAATGTGGAAGAAGTACTTTCATCCTGATAGTGTGATTGTAGGTATTGATATTAATCCTGCATGTAAAGAACATGAAGAAAATGGTGTGCATGTACGCATAGGTGACCAATCTGATCCAAAGTTTCTTGCTAGTTTGATTGAAGAATTTGGCCAGTTTGATTTAGTAATAGACGATGGCAGTCATCATGTTGACCATGTGAGAAAAACATTTGAGATTTTATATCCACGTATTGCAAAAGAAGCAGTATACTTCATTGAAGATACACACGCAGCTTACTGGCCATCACATGGTGGAAGTATTAGTCATCCAGATTCTATCAATAATGTTGCTAAAACTATGGTTGATAAGATTAATGCAGATCATACAAGAGGTCAGATTAGTTCAGATTACTATACTTTACATACTAAATGTATGTCGGTTTATGATAGTATTGTAGTATTTGATAAAGGTGACATTGGTTTGAAAGAACCACAAGAATACCCAAATGAATACGTTAAATCTGATGAGGTTTTAGTTATTAGGACCGATTAAATACTAAATAGAGTATTAACAACTGCTGTAGAGGCGGAGTATGAATTTTAGAGATTTTTTGAGAGAAGCCAAAGAGGTACATCACACGTTTGCGTTTGGACGCATGAG